ATAATCTGCTGCAATCTGTGTTATTACCATTGTATCCTCAGTAGATAAAATTTTATCTAAATATTCTTTAGCTGGCTTTAGTTCAGTTATTATCTGCTTTTGACTTTTATTTTCTTCTACTAAGTTTTGTATTTTTTCTTTTTGCTCATTTATTGTTTTTTGAGCTACTAACACTGCTCTAGCCATTATCATTTCAGGAGTATCATTTTCTTTAGTGACTATATATCCACCATTTTTTCTAATACTTTTTAATATTTCTTTAACTTTCTTTTTAAATTCTTTTGCTATTGGTTTTCTGCTTTGCATTAAAACTTCATATAAACCTTCTTCCGTTAAAAATGTGTATTCTGTATTACTTTGTAGACCCACTAACAAATTGTTAGAGGGTATCTTTATTACTATTTTTTCAGTCTTATCAATACCATTTAACATTTTAGTAACATTACTATGTTCTATCCATTCAGCAACATCTTTTGCTAAAAATAATGGATTTTCAAAATCTCCATATATTCTTAATTGTTTTCCTAATACTTCTCTTTCATCTATAATTTGTAGCTCATTCATTTCTATCAACTCCTATTAATAAATATTCTCTATTTTTATTTCTTCATCTATAAAGCCAAAAAATCTTTTTGATGTATCAACCAGCTTTTTAATCTCTTTTTCTAAATCTAAGGTTTTAATTATTTTCTTGAATTTAGATAATCCTTTTATCATATTTTTCCAAGAAACAAATGTTCCCATAAATTCAGCTGGCAAACTTTCATTAATATCTGCAACAGTTAAATAAAGTTCTTTAGATACTCCATTTATAGATTTTTCAACTTGATTAACGAAGGCTTGTCTATAATAAAAATTATCCTCTATATCATTGTTATCAAAGTAATCAGTTTCTAAAATATGAAATAATTTATTTGCTTGACTTCTAACCTTACAAATTTCCATATAGCTTTTAAATGGAATAATTCCGTCATACTCTTTTAATTCAATGTCCCATACTTTTTTATGGTTATCAGTAGTTAAATAAATATTAATCAAAGCAACAGCAAGTTCAGTAGCTTCAAGTTTTTCTTGTGATGGCTTTTTAATAATTTTAATTTCTTGCTTCTCATTAACTTTTACAATATTTTTCTTACGAGGTTTAGCCTTTATCATATTGCACCTCTCACTTTCTTAAAGACAAATGTATCATTCTTTTTAAGTAAAATCTTAAATCTGTTAAATTCTTGTAATTTTAAATCATTAGCTTCAAAATTCAATACTTTTTCTAAAGCCCACTTATAGAATTTTCTATCTTCTTCAGTCATTAGAATCAACTCCATATTCTTTTATAAAGTCATCTAAAATACTTCTAGCTATTTCATAGTTTTCATCAAAAATATTTCTGAAAATAGCATCTAACTCAACAGCATCATCTACATTTAAATCTTTAGCAATCTCTGTTATAATTTTATTCCATGTAATTCCTAGATCTTGTTCCATTTCCTTTATATTTATATGATGCTTAATTTCATTATCTCTTTCTATAACCCATTCTAAATACTTAGCTGCTTTCTTATAGTCCTCTAATTTATTTTTCTTTTCTGCTCTTATAAGATACTTTAAAATATTCCCTAAGCAGAAAGCTACAAAGCCCTCTTTGCCTAATATCTTTTCAATTATCTTTATACTATTAAATCCACAAATCTGATAATGCTTAGCATTGTTTATATTATCTATTTTATTTTCCATTATAGTTATCCTCCATTATTTTATTGAATTAATATATTCTTCCACTTCATCATAATCAAAGTCTTCAATAGCCTCACCATAAAATTCCCAATCATCAACTCCACCGTTTATTAAAGCATTTAATTTAAAATCTGACTCTAATAATTCTTCTAAATATTCTCTTGTTATTTCAAAATTTCCATTTCTTAGTTTTTTAATTTCCATCTTATCCTCCATATTTTCATAATTTTTGTTGACATCAACAAATCGTTCAAATTTAGATTTTTACGACTGTTTCTATTTTGGAAATAGTCGCTATTCTTGACACATATTTATTACTGATTTTAAAGTTCCTATTTGTTGCATGTATTCATCAGAAATCTCATCAAAGCCATTTCTTTCATAATAAATTTCAAATTTTTTTTCAAATCTTTCTAATGTTTCTTTTACTTCTGCCATACACATATCTTCTATATATTCAAGAATTTCTATAACAGAATAGTTATTTTTTCTTATACTTTCTTCAATTCCATCTCCTTTTAAAAATTCTTGAATATCTTTTATCCTTTCAGTTGCATATTCTTTTATTTTCATTTAATCCTCCTCCTTAAATGCTTGAAAGTGATTAGTATACACTTTCTTTAATTCTTTTATTTGCCTGTCACTTAAAAATATTCCTGCTATATGATATTTTTTACTAAATTCTATTTTTCCTATTGCATGACTTTCTGTGTGATGGTCTCTGCACAAGCACATATATCTAAGTTCTCTTCCATCATCAAACTTATAGCCTCCTATCCTTGCAACATTATCATAATGTTCAAGTTCTCCAGGTTTTCCACAAATTGCACAAACTTTATTTTTAAGACATACATAATTAAAAGCTTTTTCATAATTATCTGCCATTGTATCTCTAATATCTGTTTTTAAAGGTACTCCATAATGAATGCATATTTCTATCAACCAACTTACAAAATCGTTTGCTTGGTGTTGAGATAAGCAGGGTAAAGCTAAACTAAAAGTTTTGTTCTCTATCAATGAACTTTGTAGAGAATTTACAAAGATATTTTTTAATTCTGTTTCAGCTTCTTTTATAGTTTTATATTTATTTTCTTTTAGAAAATTAGAAAAATCTGTAAGTGGAGATTTTAAAGGTTTTAAATCATATTCTTCCAAAAATCTTTCTTTTATTTGTCTTTTAGTTTTCTCTAAATCTAATTTATATGGAATGCTTCCTGCTTCTTGTCCTGTAAAGAAATTAGATATTTCTCCAAATATTGCATATATTAGTTTTTGAGTATCCCTGCTGTATCCAAACTTATTCATTTTATTTACTCCTATCTCATTTACCAAGGAAACTCTTCATTATCTTGAGCTTCTTCCTTAGTTTCTGTATTTTCTTTTTTTGTTCCTACAAATTCAACTGCTTCAACTACTATATATTGTTTACTTATTTTATTTCCATCTTTCTCATAGTTATCAACTTTTACATTACCTCTAATAAGTATTTCTTGCCCTTTTCTAAAATACTCAGCAATAAATTCTGCTGTCTTACTAAAAGCAGTACATAATACAAAATCTGTTAAATCTTTCTCTTTGCTATATCTATTAACAGCAACAACAAGGCTTGTATAAGGTGTTCCTGTTTTTCCAAATAATAGAGTTACATCTCTTACCAATCTTCCTTTTAGAACTACTAAATTCATATTTTTATCCTCCTAGCTATTTAATTTCTTTTTCATTTGCGAATATTCTCTCTTAGTTAATTCATTAGTATCTTTTTGATAATGTTCTTTGATATAACTTTCCATATCTATGTTTACAAATTTACAATAAGTTTTTAAATCCTCTAATTCTTTTTGAGAGCATTTTTGACTAAACTTAACTAAGATATCATGAGTTGATTGAAGATCTTTTAAATCTAAACTTCCAAGATTTTTAGTTTTATATTTTTTCAAAATTCCTTCCATATCTTCGGTTGTTGCTATACTTGTTATAGCTTCACACAGCAAAGCTTTTTGATTAATTTTTAGTTGATTTTCAAGAACTTCCAAATCTTCAATAGACATCATTCCTATTTCAGATAATTTATATTCTTTTTCATATTCATCTCTATTTCTTTCATCTACCATTGAATTAATAGAATTAATTAATTGTTGCTTTTTGGCTCTAGAAACTTCTTCATAAGAAGCAACTTCATCGCCATCAAGTCCTATTCCTAAGTTTCCTAATGCTCTACCTACTGCTGATGTTTCAGCATTTTCTACATGAGATGTTTTATTTACAAGCGAACTTTTTTCATCTCTTAACTCCATAGCTGTTCCAGTAGATTTTAAAACTCCAGTTTCATCTCTTATAATTACTCTGCAAGTTGCTACTTCCTGAGTAATTGAAAGCCATTCAGTTTCTAGACTCCAATTTTTAAATTTTTCTGAGTTTCTAAACTCTTTCAGTCTTTCAACGACTGGAACATAATTTTTACCTTTTATATTTATAGTTTTCATCTTATCCTCTTCTCCTTCTATATCAGATTTTCAAAGTCATATAGCTCAACATAATTTATATAAAGTTTATAAATTATTTTAAAAATCCATTTAATACTGTATTTAATAATACTCGGAATTTTAAAAGTCCATTTTATCTTATAATTAACAATATCTTTAAACTCAGCTGCAGCATAATTATCTTTAATTAGCATTTACATTCCCCTCCCAAAGTTCTAATAATTTTATTATGTCTAAAATTCTTTTTTCATTAAGTCCTTTTAATTCTGTTCTATACCAATATTTTTGAACAACTTTACAATTCATTTATTCGTCCTCCAACTCTCTAATTTCAATAATCATTTTTTTTAGTAACTCTATTTTTCCAACTTTATTGCCTTTTAAAGAAAAGGCTTTTAGTCCTCTCTTTTCATTTTCTTCTATTAATTTATCTAGAAGCTTAATCGATTCTCTAACTGATTTATACATTCTTTTTATTAATGTTTCTCCTATTGTTTTATCTATGTATGCCATTTTCTCCTCCTTGGAGGGAGCCTTTACACTCCCTATATAAAATCTCTTATGCTTAGTCCTCTGCTTTTATATTGATTTTTTCTTTCATATTCCCAACCACTTACATTTACTTTTTTAGTTCCAATTTCATCTTTTAAATTATTTATAGCTTCAATAAACTTATTGAAATCATCAAACTTATCATTAAAACTATAAGTGCTTTCAGATTTTGGATCTGTTATTTCTATGTCTATATATCCTTGCGCTTCAATGTTGTCCCAATTAGCTTCTATTGTTGTGTATTCATCTTCTAAATAACTTAAATCAGAAACATTAAAGTATTGATTTATTTCAGTACCTTTTATATCAGGTAAGTTATTTAGTTCTTCATCATAGTGATATAAAGTCCATTCATTATCTGTGAATTCTAAAACATAGTTTTTCATATTAGATCCTCCTATTTTTACTTATATAACTAATTTTTACTTATATAAAATTCTAA